CGCTTTCACTATGGGCCCGGTATGCGTCAGATATCGCCCACATAATTACACCCCATCCGGCACCATTTGAATAAATCGTAATTCAAATGGTTCACAGTAAAATGTACCATCAAGAAGCATATGGGCCGTGATTTCGTCGGATACAGGATACATTTTCCGCGTTACCCGGCCCCGTGTGCGAAGGTCGTAAAAATTTACGTTGCATTCCGCAAGGGCACGAATGCGCAAAAGCTGCGCCGCCTTCACTTCATCGACGTATTGAAAAGTGCAAGCAAGTTTCATTCGCTCCGGCAATACGTCACGGATCATTACATTTTCATCGGTCGCGCCGCTGCTTTCGCCGTCGGTCTGCGGATAGTCCCAAGACAGCCCATCACATGCGATTGTTTGGCCGTCAACGATGATTTCAAATTTTTCTGCCATGTTAGCACCTCCACAAGGGCCGTATTTCAACTTATAAGCCGCATATACGGCCCCGTTTTCGGTTTTGTAAGTAAGTGTTAGCCTAAAGCATTAAGCCGCTTGCAGGCCGTTTTTTAGGTCAACAAAAGAACCTTGCCCGCTTCCTTTTGTGCGCGGTTAATTTCCTTGATAATTACGCGGCCGTCCGGCATTGCAATTTCAAGGCGCACCACAGCGGGCCCGCCGTTCATTCCAAGTTCCTGCATGGCCTGTTTCACCTGTTCGCGGATTTTGCTTTCCGGTGCTACAATTTCACCCTCGCGGCGGTTATCACCGACAACGGCCAACTGCGGCGCATTGGCGGGCAGCCATCCGCCCTGTGCAAGATACGGAATTTTGACGAAAGGAACATACTTGTTTATTTTTTTGATAACGTTGGAGTTCACCCAAGATTTCATGTCCGAAATAACGGATTTGATTTTCAGCGAAACCGTTACCGTTTTATCCTTGAAGTTTTGAATCAAGCTGTTCCACTTGCCTTTTAATTGGCTCCAAGTCGTGCCCACCTTCGCTTTCATGGATGCGGTTTTATCCTTGATATTCTTGGTGGTATTGCTCCAAGCCCCTTTTATGTTGTTCCAAGTTGTGCCAACACGGGCCCGCATGTTGGCGGTTTTGTCTTTGATGTTTTGGGTCGTGCTCGCCCAAGCGGATTTGATGTTGTTCCAAGTTGTGCCAACTTTGGCCCGCATGGATACGGTTTTATCCTTGATGTTGTTGGTAAGGCTTTCCCAAGTTCCTTTTATGTCGCTCCATTTTTGCGTTACCTTAACTTTGGCTTCCGCAACAATGCTGTCTTTCTTGCCATCACCGGAAAACCATCCTTTGACGGTTTTCCATGCGTTGGAAATCAAGCCTTCGCCGCCAAGCAGGCCATTTTTCAAACCTTCGATACACCAACCGGCTATATCGGAAAATACGGTGCTCGGGCTATGGATGCCCAAGCCTTCTTTGATGCCATCAATAAAACCGGTGCAAAAATCGCCTACAGCGGTTTTGATTGCCTGCCATCCTTCGATGATACCGTCAACGCAAGCTTGGCCGACGTCCTTAAACCATTTTTTCACCTCGCCGAACCAATCAATGGCGTTTTCGATTGTATCAATGATTTTTCCGGGCAATTCTTCAAACCATTTTTGCGTATCGGCCCATGCTTTTTCGATTTTGCCGGGAAGGTCTTTGAACCATTGCTTTACATTGGCCAAAGTTTCTTCAATCCAATCAATGATTTTGCCGATACCTTCACCGATTTTTTTACCCGCATCAAGGCCGATTTGATACCAATCAATGGAATTGATTTTGTTTACAAGTTCGTCGAAATAGGCCCGGATTGTTTCGGGCAAGTTCTTAAACCATGCAATAACATCATCCCATGCTTTGACTATCCATTTTGAAAAATCGTCCCATGCCTGTTTACACCACGCGCAGACCTCTTCCCAATTAAGGGCAAGAAGCACAATAGCCGCAATTACTGCCGCAACGGCCGCAATGATGGCGGCAAGGGCTCCGGCACTAATACCCAAAGCGGCAGCCACGCCAGAAAACGCCGCGCCCAAACCGCTTATTGCGCCGGTAAACTTCCCCACGATTGCGGAGCCTTTGAAATACGTCCAAAGCTGCGAAAGTGCTGCGCTAATTGAGCCCCAAACGGTGGTTGATCCTGAAAGGGCCCCCGCGTATTTCACAAAGTCAATAACGCTTCCGGCAACTTCTAAACCCTTGAATGCAACAAATCCGCCCGCAAGCCCGGAAACGCCTGCAATGGCAATATCGGCATTGTCACCAATCCATTTAAGCGCATCACCGAGCGCATACAAGGAATCGACAATAACGCCGCCCGTCCATTCTGCAATAGGTTTCAAGAAATTTTGCCACAGCCAATCAAGGGCGGGCCCAACTTCTTCAAGTATTCCGTCGATAGCTTCCAACGCGCCGCCAAGAGCATAGAAGAATGCGGGGAGCAAGTCTTCAATCGTCCATTCTGCAAGCGGAACAAGCAGATTAAAATAGGCCCATTCGAGCCCGTCCCATATTGTACCGCCAAGCCCTATAGCCGCTTCTTTAAGCCCTGCAAACGCCCGTATGAGATTGTCAAACGAAATGTTTTTAAGCGGCTCAATAAAGCGTTTAAGGGTATCACTCATGGCGGAAACTTTGCTGTCAAGTGCCTTGTCTGCGCCGGTATCCTTTACGGCCGAAGATACCGCACCGGCACCACCTACGCCGCCGCCTGCGTCGCTTCCGCTGCTGCCGCCGCTGTCCTTTGCGAAGGTTAGGCGGTTTAATTCGTCATAGGGCGCAAGGGCGCGTTTTACAGCCTTCGCCGCTGCGGTTGCTGCCTTGCCGGTGCTGCCGATGGCATCCGCCGCCCCGCTTGCGCTTTCCGCTGCGGTATCCATGCCGCTTGTGATCGTTTCCGCCGCGCCGGTGCCGCCGCCTATCTCCTGCATTTCAAGGCCGAAAACGGCAAGAAGCTGCTTAATGCGGATTATGAAATTCAAAACGGCGTTTGCTGCCGCCTGTAGGGCGGGCATAAACAGGTCAATGATAGGGATTATTACGTTGCCAATTTCGCGTTTTATTGCGGTAAACGTTGTCCCGAGTCGTTGCATTCGGCCTTGAAATGTGTTTGCTACTTTTGCAGCATCACCAAGCATATACGTGCTTTCGGCCATTATGCCGTTATACTGTGCTAACCGCTTTTCAGCAACAGAAAGGCTCATTGCCCCCTTTCCAATTGATGCGGCGTATTCTTCATACATCACGGAAAGGTTTTTTGTAATACCTGCGCTGTCGGTCAATACGGAATTTTCATTTTTCAAACCTTCCGCAAAATACCGCACGGCTTCGCCCATGCTATAACCGGCCTGCCTGTTAAACGCGGCCGTGTCTTTTGCGGCGTTCATCAAATCCTCTATTTGTTCAGTAGAAAAGCCCGCGGAAGCAAGTGTTTTGTATGCCGTTACGGCATCGGTTAGCGGTATTAAACCGTCCGAAATGTATTCATTTACAAACGCATTTGCTTCCTTGAAACTTTTCCCTTGCCCGGAAAGGATGCTGTTAAGGCCCATAAACGCGCTTTCCGCTTCCGCTGCTGCCTGCACGCTCGCCTTTGCGAATGCACCAACGGCGGCAACGCTTAACGCTGCGCCGATGGCTGCACCGATCCGGCCAAAGGCACCGGTAAACGATTTTTCCGCGCCTTTAACCGTGCTGTTTACTTGTTTGTTGAAACTTTTATTGTTTATGAGCGCGTCAACGTATACCGCGCCCACACTTTGCCCGGCCATTTAATCACCCCCAAGCCATTTTTGCAAAAGCCGCAAAGGCTGCCATGCCGTCAGCTTCGGCCCGGCGGGCATTCTTGGCTTCTTTGGTGGTCTTAAACTTTTGCCATTCGGTGCGGATTTTCTTTTCCTGTGCGGTCATGTTCCGAATCGTTTTCATGTCCGTTTCGGCCCTTATTCGCACAATCTCCCCTAATGGCGTTTCGTACATGATGCCGGACAACAAGCGTATATATTCCCTATACGGCAAATCTTCGCGTTCAAGCCGTATTCCGTATTGTTTGGCGAAGGATGCCACAATAAGCGGCCAATCGTAATCTTCGTCGTAGAAATACGGCTCGTTTACGCGTTTTTTGCGTTCTGCTCCAACTGCTCCACGCTTTCGCCGGTGATGATGGACATGATGCGCTTCACAAGGGTATTGAAATCACGCATGGAAATGTCGCTTTCGCAAATTTCCTTTGTGGCCTTTTCGCCAAGCACAATGGCAAGAATGCGCTCATCCTTGTCGGCTTCGTCGGCCTTTTCAAGTTCTGCCTGTACGCGCTTCATGGTGCTTCGTCGGTCGTCAATGTCGTATACCTTTTCTTCACCCTTGCGCACGGTTACGCGAATCTGCGGAAACTGTCCATCGTTATAAAGAATTACGCCGCTGTCAGTAATCATCATTTTTCATTCTTCCTTTCGTTTTTTAATAAATGAAATGGGGCGGCATTACGCCGCCCCGGAGATCATATTTTGTTTACGCGGTGGCCGCCTTGTATTCCGGCTTGCCATTAGAGACAAGGGTAAATTCAAGCGCACCAACTGCGGTAGCGTCGCCGCCCCAAATGTTGGTAATCTGTACGACGGCAGTAAAATCAAGGGTTGCCTTGTCGGGCAGGGTAATCTGCACGTCAACGAGCGCATCAACGCCGTTAGTGTTCCACATACCCGCGATAAGGTCGTTGCCCGTGTCACCATAGGAACGCTTGCCGGACATGTCAATGGTAAGGGCCTTAGACGTTGCAAGGGCCTTCTGCCAACCGCCCTCGGAAAGGCCGAACCAAGTTTCTACGCCGGTATCAACGGAAATAGTTGCGCTTTCCATGTCGGCAATGGTGTTGAAGGTGTCGCCCGTGCTGCCGTGCTTTTTAACAGTAATGCTGTTTGCATTTACAGGGTAAACAGTACCAGCCATTTATTTTGTCACTCCTTTTTAATGTAAATATCAAGTTCAACGGAGTATTCAAAAACCCCGTTGTCATCGGTGCCCAAATCAATGGGCCCGTCATAGATCGACAAGGCGAAAGCGTGCCGCCCGTCAATGGTGAATTGTGTTTCATCGAAGAATGAAAACACAGCTTCCGCCATGTCCTGCGCTGCCTGCTTGCCTTTGCCATACCTTAACAGGATGGTGACGGGGTAATGCCTATATGATTGCAAGGCCCGGCCCCCGAAAGTGTGAGCGGCGGCGCGTTGGGTACGGGAATTGTAAAAACAAATAGCCCGCTCGGCGTTATTGTCAATTTTGCCAATGGAAATAGGCTGCTCCCATCCATAGGCCGCCTTGAAATAATCCTTGATTGCCGTAAGCATTCTTTTACACCTCGCCGCTTTTCTTTAAGAAGGTTGTGAACGCCTTCCGCAAGAAATCTTTTTTTGCGCCTGTTATGTAGGTTTCAAGCCATAAGCCCTGTGCGTTGGGGTTATCATCCGTTTGGAAATTGTATTCCGGGTGGAAATATAACCGCCGTGCATATGGTGTATCGGTGACAAGCCGAACATGCCCTTTTTCTTTTTCCTTTGCGTCAACGCTCATTGATCGGTTTTGCATTTCGCCGCTGTCAAACGGCATTGTTTGCGATTGGATCAAATCCTCGCGCAGCGCATCAACGGATTTAACAAGGGCTGTTTGCATGGCCTTGTCGATGGCTTTAACCTTTGCATGATATACCTTGCTTGTTACCTTCATTTGATTTCAAACTCGGTATGGTGTACGCTTCCGTCGGGATTCCTCGGCCGGTGCCCTGCGTGTATTTCGTAGGTACGGCCGAAAATGGTTATGGTGCCATCGGAAACGGTGGGCAGGCTCGGCGCAATGTCGCCCTGTATGATTGCCTTACCGGCAAGCATTACCGCCTTTCCGTCGGCATCAATTACCCGGCGGGCATGTTCGGAAAAAATGCACTTTGCTGCAATGGTGGCGGCTTCGATGGGCCCGCCGTCTTCGCTCACTCCCTCGGCGTGTAGGATCACCGCGCAAGGCACGTTTGCAAGAGGGGTGGGGAAGGGCAGGCGGCGCACAGAAAAGGCCATTAAATCAGCCGACAACAAAGGCCGGTTTTCTTCAAGCACTCATATACAAGGCTTGCCATACCGGCCCGCGCTGCTTCCGTGTTCGCCGTGCCAACGGTTACGGAAATATCAAGCACGCTGTAAGATTGCGCCGCGATGGGCTCCGGGCCGTTTTCGTACATGAAATCGGCCTGCAAGCATGCAGCAAGTTTAATTTTCTCCTGTTGAAATGGTGTGAGCCGGTCAAAGCCAATTGCCGGAATGCGGTTAAACGTGGCCGTGTCGATGCGCTCACATGCCATTGCAAGGAATTTGGGAACGGATTCGGCGGGAATAGTCCCGCCGTATTCCGTCAGATAATAATTTGTATCGGCGTACATGGTTACGCCTCCTTTTTTGCCCTCGTCTTTTTAGGCTTCGGGGTTTCCTCCGGGGTTTCCTCCGGGGCCTTTACCGGCTCAATTTCCAACCATCCGGCAGCCTTGTAAACTCCCGCTTTGCTGTCCGGAATGGTCTTTGCAATACCGCCTTTGATCAGAATCACAGAGCGGCGGCCGCCTTGTGAACATAGATGCCCTTCGCCTTATTCGCGGGAATAATAAGGTCATGATGGCAGCGATACATTACGTCGTATGCGTCGGCTTCCTGATTTACTTCGGGCATGATAACCTTCTTGTTGTTGCGCTTGGTGATCGCTTTGCAGTAAGGCTTGGGCACGCACATAAAGTTAATAGCATGAGAAGTGCCGGTAATGGGCTCAAAGCCGCCCGCTTCCTCGCCATCCTTACCGGTAAGAAGTTTGATATTGTCAAAGAAGCGGCCCTTCGGAACAACAATAATAGGCGTCTGTCCGTCGAGCATCTTAATGCCGCGGTTTACGTTGCCGTTATTGTTTGCCACGTCAAGTCGGCGGGAAAGTTTCGTGCTGTTCTTCATGGCCTTATAGAAAGCGGTGGAAGCATAAAGCACCATGTTTTCCATCTTTACTTCGGTGTCAAGAAGATACTCCTCGCAATCGTCCCACAGCTTGAGCGCGTCCATGCTTTCTTCAAAGTCAGCGGAAACGGTATTTGCGCCGGCAGCGGAAGCCATGCGGGCAAAACGGGTTGCATCAATTTCGGGGATTTCCTTTGTGCGGACGTATTCGGTCATAACATCGCGGTAAAGATTAAACGCCGCTTCGTCATTGTCGATAACGTCAATGCGGAATTTACGGCCGCGGTCATGGGCAAGAACATACTCCACATACTCAACAGTAATAGAGCCCCGCGCATAACCGTTTTCGCGGTCATAGTCTGCCGCACCATCAAGAAGAATGTTAGGCATTTTTACCTTGTTGGTACCAACAAATTCGGTGCCGGGCTGTTCGAGAATTGCGGTCAGAGAATCGGCCGCGTAAATTTCATCAAGAATGGGCAGGAATTTCTGCGCCTTTTCTGCAAATACGTTAGGCATGTTTTACACTCCTTTTTAATTTTTTAGTCCTGCGGCTTTGCGCCACTTGGTTATTTCTTCGTCTTCGTTGTTGGTCTTGGTTTCCTTGCCGTTGCTGCCAACGACAAAGCCCACGTTACCTTCCGCCTTCGGCAAGGCTTCGGGCCACTCTTTCAGCAGCGAATCAACGGCCGCCGTCATCTTGCCCGCGTCAATGTCGCCGTTTTCGTCAGCTACGCCGGACAGGTCAAGCAGCTTTGCAAACCGGCCCGCCTTGTCAGCCGGTACACCTTTTCCAATAAGCGCAATAGTGCCCTGTGCAAGTGTTGCTTTCTGCACGGCTGCCGTATACTTCGCGTTGTCTTCTTTGGGCGGTTCGGGCGGCGTGTTCTTGGCTTTGTGTTCCGCAAGAATCTTCTTAGCGACGGCGCGGCCTTCGTCGGTCGCATCAATGCCAAGATCAGCAAGCAACTTTGCAATTGCCTTGTCGCTGTTCTTCTTGGAAATGTTGTTTACATCGGTGTCGGTGTACTTCTTTTCCTCGGCCGGTGCCGGATTGGGTGCCGGTTCCGTGGGCTGCTGCGGGTTGGTAGGGTTGGTTTCTGCCATTTTGTTAATCTCCTTTTTTGTCGGCAAAAGGTCATGCCTTTATTTCCGTGTATTCGGCCACGGTCAGCCATTGGGGCCGTGCGCCGGGAGTTGCACCCGGCAGCGGTACGAAAGGAAAGAAAGCTCCCGCCCAACTGTTTCACGGCATGAAAAAGGCCCACTATTACGGCGGGCCCAAATCCTTTGCAAATAAAAAAGCACCCGAAAAACGGATGCTTTGTTTTGTCGCTTGGAAGGCGACGTTTATTTTTCCGCGTCTTGACGATAGCGAAATTTAAGGCCGTCGTTTTCTGCGTCGGATTCGATCAACTTAGCTTTATACAGTTCGCGGCGTTCCGGGTGCTCGTCAAAAACCTTTTTAAGTTCGGGATTCTTTGAAACTTCTTCATCAATGAGCATATCAAGCCATTTTTCAAACGTCATTGCCTGTTACCTTCTAACTGTTTTTGTAGTTTTTAAGCGATCCTGTCCATTCGGCCGGGTCTTGCTGGAACAAATCATAACCTTCTTCCGGGTGAATTTCCATATCCACAAAGATTTTTCGCCGGTTTCCGTCGGTCGCGTCTTTGCCCCAGTACATTTTTGTTATTTTATAACTGCCGCCGCGCTGCAAGATCATTTCATTTTCACCCTTGCCAAACGCGCCAACGTCGGAAGCGTAGAGCATTTGTGAATCTTTCGGCGCATAGAAGTTAATCTTTAGCGGCTTTGCATTAAACATGGAGCCGCCGCCCTCGTTTACGGCCGTAGAAATGAAACTGTACATTCTGTCTTGATAGCCGATAAACTTTTGCATGTCGGCGTCCGTCATGTATTGCAGCGTTCCATAAGGAATATTCAAGAAACCTTCGATTGTTGCAAACCCTTGCCCGGATTGGAGCCATAAATCATCATCATATGTAGATTTTTCAATAAGCGTAGTAAGGCCCCTGATTTGTTCGCCCTTGCCTTCGAAATCTATCCATACTTGCTTTGGCCCAACATAAAACCTTTCTTCCCATCCGGTGCCGGATTGGCTCCACGGTTTACGGAAACCGGCAAGCGGTCTGTTATGCCCGCCGGAACCGGAGGTATATGTATAGAAGCCGTTTTGCTCCTTCGCTGTGGCCGCTTTGTGTATTGCCTTCGCTTTCGGGTCAAAATAGTTATCCGCTGCCGCAAATCCGCCGTTGTTACTGTCGAACCATAACGCCGCGTCTTTGCGATCCTGTGTATATGGATCGTCAATTAATGATAGCATTGTTTGTTTGGTTCTTTCAAGTTCATCCTTTGCCGCGTCCGCGTCTTTTTGCGCCTGTTCTGCTGCCTGTTTGGCTGCTTTCTTTTCGACTTTCTTCCTTGCAAGTTCGGCGGCCTTGTCTGCGGCTTCCTTTTCAAGCGCAAGTTTCTTCAACTCGGTATTGGTCAAATCACTATCAGAAAGTTTGATAATGGCCGCGTCGGGATCACCACCATAATATTTCGCCTGCCGCCATGCCTGCCGGGCTGCGTTATACTGCGCATCGGTATGGATGGGATACTTGCCATATTTCGCATAATACGCCTTGTCGAAGTTTGGCAACCATCCATTCGCCACGTCGTCGGCGGCATCCTTTGCCGCGTCCTTTGCATCCTTTGCGGCTTTCTTGGCTGCCTTTTCGGCTGTTTCCGCATCGGTCAATGCCTGTTTTGCCTGCTTCAAAATATCTTTCTTCGCGTTGAAATCGGCCTTTGCGGCATCATATAACGGTTCTGTCATGGCGTTATATGCATCAAGATATTCAACGTCGTTAAGAATGTCCTGTTTCAATGCGTCGATATCCGGGCCGGTTTGGCCGGAATAAAGGGCATTATAAAGTTTTTCGGTGTCGGCCTTAATCTTGGCGGCCTTTGCTTCGGCTTCCAGTTTCGCCCGGTTGTCGGCCCATGCCCTGTATTTGGCGTGTTGCTTCTGCGGTGTCGCGCTCCATTCGGGATCAACAAGGGCGTTATATGCCTTGTCATATTCGGCCTGTTCTGCGGCCGTAAGGCTCGCATAGTCGGCCTTTTCCCACTTGGTATAAAAATCATCATAGGCAACATCCATTCTTGCTTTGTTGGCCGCCTGCCATTGCTCAAATTCTTCATAGTTGCCATCCATCATTAAATCATCTTCAAGCGCGGTTATCTTTGCCATATCATCCGGCGTGAGCGAATCGCGCATATTGAGATTGTACAAATCGTGGAAGGCTTGCATTTTCTTTTTCTGCTTTTCGGCTTCGGCTGCTGCTTTCGCGGCGGCCTGCTCGGCGGCTATTTCTTCCGCTGTCTTTTCGGGCTCCTTCGGCGGCGTTGCCGGTTCCGGCTTTTTCTCGCCCCACAAATCAACGTAATAAGTGCCCAAGCCGTGGCGGCATCGGGGATGGTATAACCCGGCTTTCATGGCTTCGGACATAAGGCGCACACCCGCCCGGCTGCTTGCCGGGACGCGCTCGTAATCGTCCTTGCTGTTTTCCCATGTGCCGCCGGAATACACGTCGTCAATCAGCACCTTATTTTCGAATGGAACGCACAGCGGGCAGGCCGTGCCGTGCTTGGAGATTCGCACAAGCGTTTCGCCCAACTCCTGCCGGGCCTTTCCTTCACCCATGAGCATTGCTCGCGCTTCCGCCGTCCTTACTGCCATTTCGGCATATTCCTTGATGTTGTGCCGGGCTCCGTTCTTGTATTTGATGCACGTTAGGCCCTGTTTGGCGAAGTCGTTAATGGCAAGCTGTACGGCCTGTTTTTCGGTCATAACGCCATTTGCGGCAAACATGGCCGCCCTGTGGATCGTCTGCCGGTATGCATCGTTTATCATTCGCAGGGCGGCGTGGTTTGCTTCCTTTAGGTCATTGTTAACCGCGTCAATAAGGGCCTGTATCTTTTCATCATCCATAGAAAAAAAGCCTTCGGAAAGGTCTTTTGTCAAACCATGATTTCCGAAAAGCTCTTTATGTTTTCCCAAGATGCCAACAAGGCCCTGTTTGTATTCGTTTTGTAAGTGCTGCTTTATGTCTGCCGGTAGGTTCTTTGTGTGTTTGCCTATGATTGATTGGTTATGCTTGCGGAATTTGCGCATTTCGCGCAGCTTGGCCGCCTGCCATTGCTCCCACTCAAAGCCGTATTCCTTTTCTTCTTTCGTGTGCCGCATAAGGTTGCGCGACATGGAGGAAAGAAGGTGCGCTTCCATATCGTCGTATATTTTCCAAATGTCGTATTCGGCCATGCCGCGCCCCCTTTTGTCAGTTGTCTTTTATGCCCATCATTTTGGACAGCTTTTTTAGTCTTTCGTTTAATCCATGCGTTTCCTTGCGGCTTTCCGAAAACCCGTTTTCCAAAGCGGCAAGGCGTTCTTCAAGGGTTGGCGTGGGTTCGGTGGGCGCAGGACGGCCTTTCAGTTCTTCAATTTCGGCATCCGTCATTTTAACCCTAATACCGTTTAAAATTTTATAACCTTCCATAAACCTTCACATTTCCCCCTTTCGTAAGCGGTAAGTTGCCCCATGCGGAATTTCCGAAGCAGGCCAGCGATATTGACCTAATCAAGTCAGGTACGTCATTGGTTTCCTGCGCTTGTTGCGCAATGGTCGTATCCGCTTGACCGCCAATCACAAACGCCCTCCACACATTACCAAATACAGACAGGTTGATGGTTGAAGTGTAATTTGTCCCGGCAGCCCCATACAGAGATCTCGATGCAGTATACGAAAGCATTTTTCCTCCGTCCGTCTTTGTGCAGTCGTTTCTGCTATATATGGAGACGTACTGTACTGCATTCGGAAAGTTAGCCGATACGGTACCCGATATCACAACCATAATTTCTCTTACTTCAAATGTATTCCCGTTAACATCTTCCGTGCATTGAATCTCGCCTTCGCCTGCTACTGCCTCGTCTTCTCT